GATATATTTAAAACGTGCTAAGTCTGATTTAAAATCTTCTGTTGTTGCCCAATTACTTTGTTGATAATGCTTTGAAGCAAATATCTCAAAATTATCTTTCGTCAATATCATTATATAATCTCATAATATATTAGTATTTAATTACTTAGTAAACATCTTTTTTACTGTAGATTTCTTTTTAACTACAACCTTTTTAGGATTACCATTAAAAGCATCACATGCCTTTTTATCAAATCTACCTGATACTAATTTTTCACCACTGTCAGAAAATACACCATTATCTTTCATTGTTGCATTGGATAACCAACCTATTTTTTTTATTGCCATTTGTTACTCCTTGTTTAAACATATATCAGATAGCCAAAAGTTTTTAACTTCCTCTGATTCATCTAATTTAACTTGTACATAATTGCTACATAACTTATTTATAATGCCTGTTTGGCATGTTTCAACAACAACTACATTATCTTCTACTTTAAATAGATTACCTTTAACATATTTTTCTCTTAAATATGAAGCCCTCTTTAATTTAATGTCTTGCCTAAATGATATACTTTCTTTAAGACCCATACCAGACCTTACCGCATTCATTAATGCTTTGGCACCTTTGAAACCTTTTGGCATTCCTTTAGTAAATATAATTAAATCATTAGCCTTAGCTGCTGCTCTAAGTTTAGACGCAGACATACCAGATACATCATCCGAATCTGGATCTCTTTCTCCTGCAGATACTACATTAACACCACCATCGAATTCATAAAATCCATGTTTAGCTTTCTTACCATTGTATCTATTTAATACTGTATCGAATTCTTTTACCCTATCGGATCCAACTACGATTGTGCATCGTTTGAAACCATCATCATGAGCTATAGTTAAAGCATCAAAGAAGTTTCTTACATTCTTATCCATCAATATGGCCCTTGCGTGCTTTGGAAACATCTTACGCATAAACTTTACTTTATCAGTAAATGATAATGGATTTTTCTTAGTATCATTTGATTGAGATGCATAGACTCTATATTTAGAACCTTTAGCGACTGAAGCTACTTTGTCTAATAGTTTTTCATGCCCATTAGTAGGTGGGTTAAAACGACCAAAGGTAATTACAACCTCTTCTGAAGCTGCTTCTTTTAAATAATGTTCCTTAAATCCTTTAATCATCATCCTCTTGTATTGGACTCCCACCCTTTGATTATATCTTTAGAGAAGTTATTAAAACTAAACTCCATTCTATCTACTATTTTAACGGCACCGTTAGTTAAATGATCAATGGCAACATAACCTTCTGCGCCTGTTACTTTATAACCATTAGATGTCTTAACAAAGGTATTTATATCATCTAATTTATTTAGGTGAGTAAGTAATTCCTTTTTAGCTTCTACCAATGCATTTTGCATATCGAACATTAGTATTAAATTCTTTGTATTTTCCGCATTAAACCATGCAAGTGCTTCAATCTTCTTAGCATTCTTTCTTGCCTTACCTTTATCAGATTTTAACTTATCAATTTCTTTATCATATCTATTATGGATCCAATTCACTAATTCTTTGGCGTGTTTTCTTGTGTTAGAAATTTCGCTCTGTCCTCGCACCTTAGTGTTTCTAAATGTATTAATGTAAAGGTTAATTTCTTTATTGGTTGAAACATCTTTAAGGACACTACCTTTAATCTTGTTAAATAATTTGCCCGCGTTTGAAATATGTTTTGTAATTGCATCTGTTTCCTTTTTAGTAAGGGTAGCCATAGGCACTTCAGGTAGGTCAGCACTCTTTTGCCATATAGTACTTACCTTTTTAAATTCACTTGAAGATACACCAAACGATGCATTCATTTTTTCAAATGATGATCCAGTGTATTTAGTATGCCATACCACACCAATCTTAGCTTTTAAGATATCCTTGGCTGATTCCTCAGGGACAGCATATACAATTGTATTAGGGTGGAAAGTAACATACTTTGTACCATCAATTGTAACTTTCTTTAAGTCACCTGATGTAAACATAATATCACCTTGATATACACCCTTCTTAATGCCTAACTTCTTTAGTTCAGTAAAAGCAATTTTGAGCTTACTAGCCAAATCACCGCTAGTATCTGCATCAATATCGCCCAAAGACTTATATACTTTAGGGCTTTTATTAAAGATTCCTTTTTTTGCAACGAAAAACTCCTGGTCACTTGGATCGATACCAACAAATACTGCCGGAGCTCCATCCCATTTTACTGTTACTGCCTTAGTGTCATTGGTATGACCAGCAAGCATATTTCTTAAATCACGGAGAGCATTAATTGCTGCCCTCGTACCATCTACGCCACCATCAATCACGGCATCTTCTATATGCCCCATATGAGTATTCTTTGCTTCTAATAGATGATTTTTAAAAGTCTTCATTATGCCTTCTGTAATTTGTTAACTTCTTTATCAATTTTACTTTTTACTTTACTATCTTTCTTTGCATTTTTAATAAAGTCTTGGGTCATTCTTTTCATTAATCCAGGATCTTCTTTTGACATACCAACCAATACTAATTTTAAATCAGAGGCAAGTTTTTTATCTTTAGATGCTCTAACAAATAAATCAGCTACATCTTTATCATTTCTTAATTCTTTACCTATCTTATCATACTTAATTGTTTGGTAAACCCATTTTAAAAACTTAGGGGCATATTTAATTAATACATAAGCACCAGCAAACCCTGCTAGTACAGGCCACATTTCTCCCCAAGCTACCAAGGCTACATCTTTAATTAGATCCCACACTACACCAGCAGCATCAGATTTAGCAATTGCTTGAACTGCTATAGGATCTGTTGCATTATCAAATATCCAAGGGATAAATGCTGCTCCTATAATTGGTATTAACGGAAACGCGAATTCATCTAATTGTTCTTGTTCTATTAAGTGTTGTTTAAATGTCTTCATATCGAGTCTTCCTATTTAAAATTGCTTTTAATTCTTTTAATTTAATGTGGGTAAAATCAGATACTAATCTAAGTACCTTAGCCTCACTATAATCTGGATATTTTCTATGTATTACATGTTTTAACTTAATAGCTGCTTTATATTTATCTTTATGCAATAACCTATTAAGGGCATGATATATCTTTTTAGGTAACAAGTGCTTAAATGTTATAGGAGAATCTGACCCTCCATGAACTTCGCTTAAATATTCACTAAATGATTTCATTATAATTCGTCAAAATAACGTTTCGCCATTTCTAATTTTGAATATGTTTGTGGACCACTACCGTGACCTGATGGGCGCACTTTACCATCATTTATCATAATATAATATTTGTATGAACGTGTTCCACCTAATTTAATAATGGTATATTTACCTGATGTCCATTCTATCTCAGGCACAAATGATTGTAGATTAATAAGTTTCTCATTCTTTTTCGAAACTTGCTTGGATTTTTTCCACTTCAGTTTACTTTTATACGCTGGAAGGGAACTGTGTCCTCTTACTGCTTCCGTTATATGTGCTTTAAATGACTTCACAACTTCATTCCTTTCTTAACATCGTTCCAAAATTGTTCACATTGTTTGTCGGATAACCCTTTCGGTAAACCAGCTTTGAATGAGTCGTAATCGTCATCTTTAACGTGGTTTCTCATATCAGTACCAGATACGCCTTTTACCCTAGCACCAGAATTTGTAACTTTAAATTTATCAAAATTGTAAGACTTCTTAGGGTCTTTGTGGTTAATGTATGGTCTCATTCTTTTTTCGAATTCGTCAACACGGTCACCACCGACAATCATAGTTACGTCTTTATACCCTTGTTCCGACAACCATCTTAAAATATCAAATGGAGTCTTCAATGAAGTATTTTTAACGATTGTTGCTTTAGGGAACATCGTTTTCAACCATTTAGTCTTAGTCTTATAATCCAAAGGATTCTTTTTAGCATCTTGACTTTGAGAAGTGAATATCATACCCTCACCGCCCTTTGCTTTCTTAACTACAAAATCTATTAAAGCACCATGACCTCTTGTAATAGGATTGAAACGACCAAACGTGAAGACAATTGGTTTATTCTTTGCTTCTGCTAGATGTTGTTTAAACGATTTCATTATTTCCAATCCTTAAATTTAACAAATTGCGACACCTTATCTAAATCTCTAAAGGCAAAGTTTGATTTGAATAATAAAGTCTTTCCTGAATAGAAAGAAATAGATGTATTAACCTTACTATCATCTTTTTCAAATACAATGTCAAAGTCGTTTTGTAAACTTTCTAATATTTTATTAAATGCTTCAGAAGTTCTACTTGACATTACATCAACTTTACCACCAGACTTAGTTTGTACTGCTAAATATAAATCGTCAGCACCATCAAAACCTAGCAATTTAACAAAGTTTGAATTTATTTCAGACTTCCTCTTTTTATATTCACTTTCAAAAACTTTAATCATTAAATTGCGAACTTTAATGTATATCCCTTCGTCATCTATAATTGCTTTTGCTTTCTCTCTACCGATTGTTTTCTTTAATTTTGCGGGTGAATCCTCACCAGATTGATATGCTTGTATTTGACGCATTTCCTTTTCAAGACCATGTGCTTTGATAAATTGACCGACCTTTTTATCAACACTTCCCTTATTACTAAAACCACCAATGTCTGGGTCTACTAGATTTATCAACCAACTCGTAAATGTAGAGTTTGAAACGTTGATGGACCAACCCTTGTATGCTTTTAATGATGCTTCAATATGGTCAATAACTTCTTTAGTACCTTTCTTTCTAGCAATGAATTCAATATCCGCTTTTGTTATTCCTTTGCCAGATTCACCAGTGAGAACAATTTCAAAATCAACAAAACCTAAATCTTCAGTAGAAGTTTTAATATCTTTCCATAACTGAATAGCAATTGCTTTACCAGAATCCTCTTGTCTTAGTATCTCGGCATCTAACTTTTTAGCAGTTGTTTTAGGAAACTCAATCCCTAACAATTTATTTTTCTTATACGTATCTCTATGATTTTTTAAGAATGAAGGACTATTACCCACTAGACTTCCACCGTTTGTATCTACAACTAAAGACAACTCATATGCGGTACAAAACTCAGAGTAATAACCCATTCTAGATTTAAGGTCAACCTTTTCTGTTTTCTCATTTAAAGATTTACCGTTTGACAAATAATTCAATTTAACTTTCGTAGTTTTTCCAAAAGAAAGTTTACCGAGTGCTTTACGAATTGCCCCACCAACTTTCTTTGTTGCCTTTTTTATGTTCTTCTTAATCCACGTACTGGTGACTTTGACGATGTCAAGTAATCCTTCGTCTAGTTGTTCATCAGAATATTGTTTAAAACTTTTCATTTCAACCCCACGATTTTGCGATATTGAAGTTGTTTTTACTAAACTCCATACGATTAACTAATTTAACAGCACTGTTTGATAATGTATCAATTGCTACAAACCCTTCTGGGCCAGTCACTTTATATCCAGTATCGGTTTTAACAAATGCTGGAATCTGATTCACTTTCTCCAATTTCTTGACAATAGTCATTTTAATGTCAATTACATCATTATGCCATTCCAGTGCATGGGCAAATGTTCCTGCCATTTTACCAGTACGTAATTCTTTGATAAAAGAATCAAGTTGCAATTGCTTCTTATCTTTGCCCTTTTGCGACTTTAGTTTGTCCATTTTCTTTTGGTAATCGGCAGTGACGAAATCAATGAACGTTCCTACCGCTTTTTGTTTATTATCAAATTGCTCACCCTTTCTAACTTGAGCATTGATATAGACTTTAACCAATTTCGAAAGTTCCGTTTTGCCGAATAACTTACCCATAGACTTACTATCAAGTTTACCTAATTCCATTTTAGCAGAAGCAAGTTTTGATTTGATTTTCTTCATCTCACTTGAAGTTAATGTAGCAGTACCTGATACATCACGGAAATTAGTATCAGTAAACCAAACAGAAGCTTGTTTCTTAAATGATTTAATATTTATTTTGAAGTTTGCCTTTAAATCAGCAATTGTGTCACCAGTATAAGTCGTATGCCAAATTACTCCAGCCTTTGATTTCATGATTGTTTTTGCTAAGTCAGAATCTAACGGTACAGCATATGTGATTGTATTAGGAGTAAACGTGATGTATTTTTCACCATCAATAGTTTCCTTCTTTAAATCTTCGGGAGTGAACATAAAATCACCTTGATAAATTCCCTTCAATTTCATTTTTGGGAATTCTTTCAATGCTACTTTAAGTTTATCAGCAAGTCCGCCTTTATGATTTTTATCTACATCTGCGTTAGTGTAATTTATCTTTGGCGTTTTATTGAATAGTGATTTTGAACCAACGAAGAACTTTCCATTCTCAGGGTTTATTCCAGCAACAATTGCTGGTGCACCATCCACCTTTGCTTGGATGTTTACAGCACGTTTTGAATGTCCTTCGAGAGAATGAGCAACATCATCGAGTATCTTTAATGCTTCTTTAGCACCACCGATACCAAAGTCAAATATAGCATCTTCTACATGCTCTAAATGAGTTAGTTTTTCTTCAGTGATGTACGACTTAAATGATTTCATTGAAATATAAGCATATTACGTTAATACTATATTTATAATAATCGTTGCCTACACCTTGAAGTCTTTAAATGCACCTTTTCTATTATCAGACTTAGAAGCAGAGAATACACTTTCGCTAGCATCAGCAGTTGAACTATTACCCATAATATTAGTTTGAGCAGATTGTTCGACATCATACCATTTCATCTTTGCTTTATTGATACCAATAACAAACCTCTTGTTTATATTTTCATCACCATATCTATTCTTTAACTGCTTAACCATTACTTGATTTAATTCTTGTAATTCTTCAGTCTGAATCAATGCGAGGAATAAGTCAGCAGTTGCTGGTAAACCAAACGACTCAGAAGTATCTTCAAGACCCATATCAGATGAACTAAAACCAGTTCTATTAACCTGAGTAGCAGACCAAATAGGAACGTTATATTCAACAGCAAGACCTCGTAATTCTTCAGCAATTGCCTTAACGTATGTATAACTGTTTACGTTATTAGCACCATTTAACCTTTGCGAAGCACAAATATTCAAATAATCGATATAAATGATATCAGGCACGAAGTTCTTTTTAAGTGCTAATTCTTTCAATAAATGTCTAAAGTGACCAGCATGGGCAGTTGATGTTGGAAATTCTTTAACAATCAACTTACCCTTTGTATTAGATTGAATTGCTGCGATTTTCTTAGAATAACGTTCGAATGATAAATCTTTCAAACTATCAAGTTCAACATCCATCAAATTAGCATCAATACGTTCAGCAATGCGTTCTTCTGCCATCTCAGCAGTAATGTATAATACATTCTTACCCATAGTGAGATTTGACGCTGCCATATGACACATACCAATAGTTTTACCTACACCAGTACCCGCCATCAGAATATTTAACGTCTTACGTGGAATACCACCCTTCGTAATCTTATTCAGATATTCAATATCAAACGGGATGCGTTCTTCTTTGCGTTGATAAAACTCATATCTTTCTTCAGCATTATCTAAGAAGTCGTGACCAATATGAGTATCAAATGATACTGCTAATGCTGTTGATAATAACTCAGGGATTGAACCCTCAGATTTCTTACTATCTTCATCATCAATAATATTAATTGATTCCATGATAGCATTATACACTGCTTTGTCTTTACAAAACTTCTCAGTTTCGTCAAGCAACCACTCATCATTGCTTTCTTCTTTAATTAACGATTTAACCATCATAGATGATTCTTCATAATCAGTAGAACTTAAATCTTCTCTACTATCAATAGAAAGGTTTAATGCCTCTTTTGTAGGAACATTATTATATTTTGCGTAGAACTTCTGAATTTCATCAAATACAATTTTATCAGTATTTGATTGAAAATAGTCACCCTTTAAAAATACAATTACCTTTCTTGCGTAATCTTCATTATATATTAGATTTGATAAAATCGTGTTTTCAATACTCAATTCAACATTTCCCCATGTATTCTTTCATTGCTTTAGTTAGAACATCAACAACCACTTCTTGAATTTCTTCTTCATAACCGTTTGTTGAGTCGGATTCATTCACTGCCCCAAAACCAAATGTGATTTTATTTTCTTCAGACAGTTCTAAGTCATATATTCCAAAAGGAGTACCATCCTTAGTTTTGATATAAAATATATCCTTTTCCATTAGTCATCCAATAAGTTATGAGAACTTATCGAATATTTGTTTTTAATAAATTCTCGGAACTTTTCATTAGAAACTATATCTTTCCAAAACGAATCTTTTTTAGTCTCGGCTGCTCGTACCTTTGTATCTTCTACTTCACCAGTTTCTAAATCGACTTTAGAATACCAACCATTTGACGGTTTAACTACAAACCCACCTTCCACGGCAACTTCCAACAAACCAGAATTCTTTTCAATACCACCTTTCCATGTTACATTAATAGGTATCTTTGATTTCTCTTTAACAAACCTTGATTTCTCCACATTGATAATAAAATCATACCCTTCAATTTCAGTACCTTTCTTATTCTGACGGCGTCCAATAATCCAAACATTATCTGCCGAATACATAACACCAGTACCGCCCGAAACTACTTGTTTACTGAACATTTCTTGGGTTTCGTATGTATGATTCACCGCAATTAACGGAATGTCTTTAAGGGTCAAATACGGTGTTACCATTCTGAATAATGATTTCAATTGTTTAGCACGTGTCATATCAGCAACCGACCTTTGGTCTTTAGCATCATCCATTTCTTTCTTTGATGCTAAATTACCAATAGAGTCAATCATAATATACACTTTGTCTTTAACGTCCATATCCTCAAGTTGATTTACAATATCAAACTTTAACTCTTCAACGTTCTTAATAGGAACATGTAGTACCCTATCGGTATCAATGTTTAATGACTCGAAATACGATTGAGGAGTACCAAACTCAGAATCGTAAAATAATGCGATTGAATCTGGATATTTATCCATATATGCTTTCATCATTAATAGACCAAAAGCAGTTTTAAAGTGTTTTGATGGACCAGCAAGTACGGTTAATCCGCTCGTAATGCCCCCATCCATGCTACCTGATAGGGCAACATTGATCATTGGAACTGAAGTTGGAATTACATCTTTTTCATTAAACAAAGACGATTTTGATAAAACGCTAGATTTGATTGTGCCTGATTTCTTCAGACGTGCTAATAAGTCACTCATAATATATATTCTCCGATTTTTTACACTATACCTATATTATACTGTATAGGTAATGAAAAGTAAAGTTTTAACGAGTTTTAATTGGATTTGCTAAAAGCTCTGCGAGGTTTCTTGGTTTTCTCATACCACCCCAACGTGTGAAGTACACAATAGGAAATTTGGGAAACATTTTCAAGAATTCTTTAGTTGTTTTTTCTAGAGTTTTAGCAACAACTTCGTGATTTGACGGAACGGTTGAGTCTTTGTATATTTCCCTTGCGAGCAATAACGTTTCAAGTCGTTCGGCATTTGGTACAAAATCGTTCATAGAAATTAATTCAAAACAGATAGTTTCTGTCCATACATCACCAATGATATAACCATCCATATCTAAAGAATAATCTTTGTTTTGTTGTATTTGAGAATACTTTTCTCTAGAACTTAGGTTTTTGATATTAGTTTGAAAGTTCTTAACAAATGTGTTAAACTCTGCGTCTGCACTTTCTTCTGCTATTGTATTTACGTCTATAATTGGCATAATTTCCTTTTAAAAAAATGAATCTAATGAACTTTTTTCTTCCCAATCCCAACCAATGGGGTTTAAAATTCCTTCCAAAGGCTTCAAAAATGCCTTTTGAAATTGAGTATCATAATCTATCCATTTGTCCATATCGAATTCTGGTGGTAGTCCACTAGTGAACGAAATAACATTTTGACTGTGTGGGTTAGGAACTTTTAAATATGAAAATTTAATCTTTGTACCACTACCAATCATCTCAACACCTTTCAACCCATGTTTCTTTAATAGTTTATTAAATAACATGCTACCTTTCACATGAATAGGAATACCTTTTTCTTGTTTATAATATTTATTAAAACCGTTAATTCCACGAGGAAATGAAATATCTTCTGGTGGTAGAGTTTTAAACTCATCTTTATATTTATTAACTAACTCTCTTAATTCTAGTTCATTTCCATTTAGCATAATGTTTACTGCTTCTTTTAGTTTACCTCGAACATTCGCAGGCGTAGAAGATTTAACAATTTCAAGACCCATTACTTTGATTTTAGGTTCAGTGTATCTAACACCTTCGTTATCGTACACATTCAAAGCATATCTTTTCTTTGCCGTCCACAAACCCGTGTCTGAAATTGCTTCACGACCCATTTGCATCTTTTGTTCGTAGGCATTTACATATTCGGCAAGTTGTTCATATGACTTATCAATAAAAGGTTCAATGGACTTTTTAGCAATCATGTCGAGGAAGTCAACTACTTTCTCTTTAGATGGTTTTGGTTTGTCTTTAAATGCCCCTTGAACAATCTTATTCAATCTTAAATATACAGAGTCAGTATCAATTGCTACAACGTAATCATAGTTATCGGTCTTACAAATTTCATTAAGAAAAGCATTAAGTTTCTTTTCAATCCACTTAATTGCTAATTGACCACCAGTAGTAATTGCTTCGGCATTTCGTAGGTCATAGTATCTAAAATAACGATTTCCAATAGCACCATAAGCAGAATTTAACTGAATCTTTTTTGCCATTTGAATGTTATTATACTTTGAGATTTCATTAGTCGTATCCTCACCATCCTCTTTACGTTGTTGAGCATCTAACATTTTGCCTTTGAAAATCTTACGTTCGTTGTAAATCTTTTCCATCAAGTCGGGCAAGAAACCACGTTTCTCACGACTATATAACGTACCATTAGGAGCAACGGTTTGGTTAGCATCTTTTAAAAATCTCAAATCAACACTCTCATTTAATAAAGATTCAATACTAACATCACTGTTGAATCCAACAAGGGTTTCAGGACTGATATTATAATTCATAATTAAATGAGGGTACAGAGAATTCAAGTCAAAAGAAACAATCCATTTATGTTTACCAAGAATAGGTTTTTTAACATACGCACCGATGAACTGTTCATTTTTATGACTTATATTCTTTGGTGGGGCAACGATATTTTTACGTTTTAGATAATCATAAATGATTGCGTCCCACTGCTTAACCGTTCCAAAAATATCTTCATAATTAATTTTAGCATCATATGCCATAGTCATAGCAAGGTCAATCAACTTCATTTTATCGTCTAATCGTTTAACAAGTTCAACGTCTTTAATGTTGTAGTCAATAAACTTTTGAGGATTAACACGAGATAAATTTAGTAGTGAACCCTCTTCAGAATATGATAATTTCTTTTCACCAAGTTCAACATGACCAATCCAATCGAGTTTATAACTTTCTTGATTCTTGTATGTGAATTTCTTATACAATCTCAAATAATCTAATGTTTGAACACCGTAAATATCATACGCAATTGCGTCTTGACCGAAGTTTGCTTTGATTTTTCTTTCTCTAATCCAACCAAACGGTGAAAACTTTTTAGTTTCATCGGCACCAAATACTCTAGCATATCGATTAATAATGTAGGGTATATCAAACCCATCAATGTTCCAACCTGTTACCACATGAGGTGGTTCTGCTTGCCAAAAATCTAGAAATGATGTTAATAAGTCTTTCTCATCAGAACATTCCCTATAAACAATTTTAATATCACTCTCGTTATACTCATGTCCATATTCCCAAGGCGTCAAACCCCAAGTATAATATGTGTCTTCAATATTATCATATATCGTAATAGCATTAATAATACTCAATGCTTTATCTGGATGAGGAAAACCGTCAGCAGAATCAACCTCGATATCAATATTATATATTCTAACTAATGATGAGTCGTATTCAATATCTCCACCCCATTTTGAGTTTATATATTGAATATCCCATTGGTCAATACCATATACTTTAAAACCACTGACTCCATTATATTGTTTAATGAATTCTCTAGTTTCGTATATATTACCAGGCTGAATCTTTGATACTGGTTCACCTTCTAAAGTTTTAAATTTAGAATCACCAGACTTTCCCGAAATAAACATTGTCGGTTTAAAGGCTTCTCTTCTGATAAAATCTGTTTTATTTTCCGTGTTTATTCCACGGATAAGGACTTTGTTGCCCAAAGTGTTTACTGATGTATAAAATGTCATAATATAATTATACCTTACTTTTAGTTAAAGGTCAAGTTTTTGATGGGTTAAATCCAGTTCCATTTCCCATACACTTATCAGTGATAGGATTCCACCAACCATCAAGACAACGGTTTGATGTTCGTTTGTCTTCACCAACGAGTATTTTTTCTTCTTTTACAAGTTGTATTTCATCTTCAATGATTTCAATTTCTAAAGATTCTTTGGTTGTGGTTGAAAAACCGCAGTGAGGACACCAGACCTTTGATTTCTCTTGATTTACCATAATCCAAAGTTTAGAACAATTTGAGCAATTGTAATGAATTTCAGTTCTGGTTTTATTCAACGTCTAGTTCCCCAGGATAATGAATATAAGTCTTTAACATATATTTGTTACCTTCGATTACACGTTTTGCCTCATGAGGGAATCCTAACCATGTTGGGAATATCAATACCCTACCTATTACTGGTTTACATTCTAAACCAGTCAAGTGGTGAGTAAAAGCAGTTTCTCCACCTTCGTCAACATCATTTAAGTAGAACAGAAATGCTAACATCCTATTTGAAGAATTAGCATCTATTGAATCTATATGAGGTTTGTAGAAATGGTCATTTTGATCATATCTATGAATTCTCCATTCTTCTATAACATTGCTATATGGAAATGAAAAATCAGGCAAACCTTTCGATACCATTTCATATCGATACAAATTAGCATAATCCATCACAACTTTATTTAATGAACTTAGTAAAAACTTCAAGTCAATATCTTCAATATTAGACATATTCATTTCATATGCGGTGCGGTAATCACTTGCTCTTTCTTTATTTCCAGTTCCGCTAAGAATGTGTTGTTCTGAATGTTCCTCAAAACTAGCAATCAGGTCTTTACAAACACTCGGTGGTAATGCGCAGTTGTATATTTTTACAAAATCTTTTAATTCCATTAGTGTACAATACTAAAAGCTGGATTAACCGTAATCTTTTTTTCTGGTGCGTTTGATTCAATAACAAATGCATTAACGTACCTTTTAAGGTTGATGATTGTTCCATCGTCCATTTCGGCAATACCACCATATCCATCGATAACAGCTTCGACTAAAGATATTTTATCGTCAATTGCTCCATCCGACACCATTTCGAATGTCACGCAATCATCCATGTCCATAAATGTAAAACATAACGAAACATCATAAAATCTTGCGTCTTCATAATCTTCAAAATTATCGTCTAAATCATTAGTAACAGTCATTTTAATTCTCCTATGGATTTTTGAAAGTTGTATAGTGCTAATTGAATATTAATATATTCTCTTGCAGAATCATGTAATGCGTTGTGAAGAATAAAACCATCAGGGGTAACATCATGCTCAGGGCCAGTGTTTTGACCAAGTGTTATTTGAACAGTTTTTGAATCATGGATATTCCACCAACGCCAAGGTAAATCATATGGACCAGAGTCACCTGTTACTCTAAACAAATCGTGTAGAATACCAAAGTCAAAATGACTACCTCTTGAATACACTAGAATGTCTTTTGGATTTGCTCCAACCTTTTTGAAATATTCAAAAATAGCGGGCAGAAGTTGGTTCCACTTAATATCATTGCTATTTGGAGCAAGAACTGCCATTGCTTCTTTTCCCTGAGTTCCCCACCATGCTAAAGTATCTTTATCTATTTTGCGTCCAGCATCCACTTGGGATTTGACGTCAAGGGTTACATAAAACCCATTATCAATAAGTTCTTGATATTCGTAATTTTCGGTTGAGTCAACAACAACGATTCCAACAGATAATATAACGGCATCTGCGTTAGTTGCTAAAGTTTCAATATCTAATATTGCCGTATCTATGGGCATTTATTCTCCTATAAAAGTAATGTATAGTAACTATTATACTATAAAACTAATGAAAAGTAAAGTAAATTACTATTTTATTTCTTCTATATAAGTGAGAACGTATTCCTCTGATACTGAACGTGCTTTGATTAAAGCACTTTTGACTTCTTGTCTTGAACCACCGAAGTATTCAACGGCGTGACCTTCTTTGACTAACTGTTTGTTTATTGAAACTATTGAATTGTCATTCTTTTTACAAACGATAAACAACTCACCAAGGACTCTGCCATATTTACCAGTTCCGTGAGATTTGAGAACAAACTTATCTTCGCTCTGTTGTAACATTTCGATTAGTCTGAGTTTAGCACCTAGTCCATAACGCTTTTCGATTAAATCTCTAGTTCGAGATTCTGGAGCATTTATCCCCATTAATCTAATACGTTTTGTGACCCAAACATCAAACCCAAGGTCTATATAAGCATCGACTGTGTCACCATCAATAACTCTTTTTACCTTGGCATTATATTCAAACATTACCTAGTGATACTCATTATCTTAGCAATCTGAGCATCTAATACTCCAGAACGATTCGGCCAGTGTATATATGCCTTGTCTGGATTACTCTTCAAATTACGTAATAAAGGGATAATTAATTTTTCCAACGCTTTGAGTTTATTCGCTTTAAAATTGATAAACTCCTCTTTCTTCGCTTCGAGTTCCGCTTCAACCGTTTCCTGCCTAACCAATAAATCAGCAAGGTGGTTATTAATATCTCCAAAGTCAATACTACCATCCCCATTAAAGTCAAGTCCACGAACTTCTCCTATCGTTGTTTCTAATGTATCCAACTTATCTGTAATCATAGTAAAATCAACTTCAGGCACGGCATCGTGCGTATGAGTATGTGTACATTCAAAGATTGAATCTAGTTTTGTTTCTATTCCAGAAAGGTCTGGCATGTCACCAGCAGTTAAAGCGTCAACTCTTTCTAACGCAATGATTTGGTCTAGTTTGTTTTCGATACCTGTTAAATCAACTTCTTCGGCAGTATGTGTATGACCAACATCTGTTGGTATCAATGCTAAAATAGCATCTAACTTTGCCGTAATTGGGCCTAAATCAGCAGTTGCGGCTGATGTGACTTTAGTTACAACGGTGTCTAAATCACCATCGTCATTATCCGAAAACGAAAATCCCCATTCGAAATCTTCATCAATATCAAATTCACCTGTTTCTGAGGTTGCCATAATTCTTTCCTAATTTGTAAAACATTATAATTATTTATATCTTCTATTTTTAACAGTTTTGAACAAAGATTCAAAAACTACATAAATCACCACGCATAACAAAAATGATAGTGTGATAAGGAATATAGGTATAAATGCTATTGAGAACAACGAAATGACAAGAAGAACTATTATGATATCCGAAAGTGTTGCGTCCTCTCTTACCCATTCTAAATTATCATAAAACCCCTTTAAATTCATCTAGTTCCTATACTGTATTTTGGTATTAATTTCCAATTGCTTTTATCCTTGAATGATATTACTCTAAATTGACCAATATTTCCCATTGGTTCTAATTTAGATTCATCAATAACTTCAAGTAAATTCCATTCTACTAATAATTTGACAATTGCGTTTCTTCTTTCGATATCAGCAATATCTATATTAGTATTTTTTCCATCTAACGCAAATAATTCTTTAAAGTGTACGATATAATAACGACCACGTTTATGTAATATATGAGTAGACTGAAAAATGGTTTTATCTCTATTAGACGCAACTCCAATTCTAGTTAGTGTTTCTTTTATTTTGAGAAAATCATCATCTTGGTCAAATTTAATTTCGACCATGTCCTGTTGCGACCACTCTAAATAGTCACGTTTTGCCTCGTTTTGATAACCCATCAGTACCGCCTTTATTCATCTTGACTTTTATCAAATCAAGAGATTCTTGAGGCAGTAAGTTATAAACTTCCACAGCCCGTTGTTCATTATAATTATAATACTCTTGAATAATTTGAAGGTCGGTAGACTTTTTCGTGACTTTTGCCCACTTGTTATACCGTTTCTTCATTCTTATAGTATTTATAAAATAATCATATTGTAACAATGGGTCGATGTCGTATTTCTCATTCATTTCATTTGCTTGAAATATGGTGTCTGGACTCATACTTAAAGACCGATTAATCAAAAATCTGTTTTTAAGATATTCAGATTCATCCATATCTCCAGTGCGAATTAGATTCTTGTGACCAAAGTTTATATCGGGTATTATGTCTTTAAATAAATTAGCCATAGAAAGCATCCATCATTGTACGCACTGCTTCTTCAGGTGCGGCGCCTTGCGGGTATTGTACGCACCTTCCATTTTTAAATAGATACACTACTGGATGAGAACCGACTGGAAATGTCAATTGTTCTTTAACCATCTTAATTTTTACATCAGGATAATCCTCAAAAATAGGTTCTAAAACGTCTGGAATAAAATACTCACAAACTGGGCAACCCTCTTTACTATGAACGATAACAATATTCTTATGCTTTTTGATTAACTTTAAAGCAGTCTTTTCGCTGACTACACCAATTTTACTTTTCATCTTTTGTCTCCTTAACAAACATACCTTCTGGCGTTAAATAACCCTTTCTGTCTTTGATTTCATTATATGCTTGACCAATACATTCTTCCATTTCAACACCATATGTTACACAAACGCCAATCAGTGTAACATAAATATCACCAATAGCGTCCATTACTTCATACCTATCATCTTTGTTTAAAGCATCAAACAATTCCGTTAATTCCTCTAACGATTTGATTGCTTGCGACAAAGGTTTGCCATTTTCTTTTATACCACGGTCTTCCATCCACCTTTCGATGTGTATATTATATTTGCTCATCTATCCTCCGAAAAAGTTGAATGCGTTTGGGATTACCCACATCAACGTTAATGCCATTACAGCAAATAATAAAAAACTTGGTTCGGGTTTAATCATTACTTCCACTCCGCTTCAACCATGACCTCTGTTAAGAATGCCACTAAATTAATTTCTCTATCTTGTACAAACGCTTGTTTATATTGATATTCACCAATTAATAAAACCACTTGCGGAATACTCGATGGGTCAAGAAAATCATACATGTTATCATATATTGTTCTGAAAATCCTAACTGGGTCAGTATCAATATTGTCTACAACCCATTGTCTCATCGAACCAAAGTCTTTTCCCTTTAGATATTTCATTAAAGATTTTACATCAGTTTCACCAACATTAGCAAGAATGCCAACATCAATAACACCACCAGCAGAATAACGTTGTAGTTCATTTAAAGTTCTACGAATATCAGGGTAGTGCTTTTTAATCACTTCAGCAACTACTGCTGGAGATTCAACTTTAACACCTTCATCTTTTAGAATACCAAGAATGCGTTTCATCAAACCAGACATCATTTCTGGAGTATCTTTTTTGCCAGTTCTAAAATCAATCAATGTAGTTCTAGAATGAATTGGTTCAATAATCTTATCCTTGAAATTACAA